GGATCGTAGATTCACTTTTGTTCTACGGAGTCTCTTATCTTCGTGTCACAGAGCGTTATCAGGAAGATGGACGCCCTGCTGCCTTTGAGTGGATTGCAAACGCTCGCGTTACATTTACAACTGACCTAGAAGGCATCATGGTCACCCAGTATTACGTCGATGCTGCACCTATCGCTATGAATGACATCGTAACTATTCAGGGATTTGATGAGGGCGTGTTAGAGCGCGCTGGTCAAACTATTAACTCGGCTATTCAGCTTAACAAGTCTGCATCTATCGCATCTGCTACACCAATGGCATCTGGCATCTTGAAAAACACAGGCGCAGACCTACCACCTGCCGAGGTCTCTGGACTTCTTGCAGCTTGGAAGCGCAGCCGCAATAACAACTCAACTGCTTACCTCACTAGCACTCTTGAGTTCCAGCCAACACAGTTCTCACCTAAAGAAATGATGATGGTGGAAGGAATCCAAAACCTTTCAACTGAAATCGCCCGCGCTATGAACGTCCCTGCCTATTACTTGTCATCAGATCAGAACACAACCATGACTTATGCGAACGTAACAGAAGAGCGCAAGCAATTCTTTGCACTAAGCATCGAGCCTTACATTCAGGCTATTCAGACTCGTCTATCTATGGACGACATCTCTACAGCAGGACACGAAGTCCGCTTTGCAGTCTTTGACACCTTCCTCAAGCAAGACCCAATTAAGGAACTTGAAGTAATTGAGAAGATGCTAACTCTAGGGCTGATTACAACTGAACAAGCTATGGAAATGACAGACCTAACACCTAACGGAAGTGAGGGGCTCTAATGGAGACTCTATACATCGAAGCCGCCTCTATTGAGTGCAGCGAAGAACGCCGCGAGATTAGCGGCAAAATCGTTCCAATGGGAACTGGCGAAATCGGCAACACCAATCTTGGTGGCGTTGTATTTGAGGCTGGTTCTATTGAGATTGACGATCCATCAAAGATTAAGCTGCTATCACAGCACGACATGAAGAAGCCAGTAGGACGCATGGTTACAGCCACAGTACGTCCAGATGGCATCTATGCAACCTTCAAGTTGTCACGTTCAACAGGTGGCAACGATGCACTTGTCATGGCTAGCGAAGGTCTTGTCTCTGGCTTGTCAATCGGTGCAGAGATTATCAAGTCAGCACCATCACGCGAAGGTCACACAGTTGTGACAGCCGCCAAACTCAAAGAAGTTTCTCTAGTAACAGAGCCAGCCTTTAAGTCTGCTCAGGTGCTTGAGATCGCAGCAGAGGAAGTTATCCCTGCTGAAACCCAACCAGAAAGCGAGCCACAAGTGGAAGAAACCACTCAGGTAGAAGCTCCAGCAGTTGAAGCAGCAGCCGAAGAAGCAGCTCGCCCAACAGTTGCAGCATCTCACTACACCCGCGAGCGCGTTGCACCTATTTCAGGAGCGCAATACCTCGAAGCATCTATCAAGTCAGCCCTCGGTGATGACGAAGCCCGCCGCGTAGTACGCGCAGCAGACGATTCAACATCAACCAACACAGGACTTACACTCCCACAGCACCTCAACACATTCATCACAGACACCTTCACAGGTCGCCCTGCGTTTGAAGCAGCAACACGTCAGGCACTTATTGACTCTGGAATGTCATTCACAGTTCCTCGTCTCTATGTAAATAACGCAACTCCAGACGTTGCTCCAACAGTTGCAGACACCAACGAAGGTGCAGCACCATCAGAGACTGGCATGACATCTGCTTATGACACAGTTTCAATCAACAAGTTCTCTGGTCTACAGCGCGTATCTTTCGAGCTTGTAGATCGTTCATCACCTGCGTTCATGGAACTCATGATGGCAGAACTTCGCAAGGCATACGAGAAGGCAACAGATACAGCACTTCTTAACGCCTTCATCGCAGACGGCACAACAGCCGCTACAACAGCAGCAACAGCAGCAGGACTCCAGTCATTCATCTCTGTAGAAGGCGCAGCCGCATACAAGGGTACAGGCGGAGACTTTGCTAACAAGCTCGTTGCATCAACAGACCAGTGGGCAGCAATCGCAGGATACGCTGACACAACAGGTCGCGCACTTTACTCAGCACAAGGCGCAACACAGAACGCATCAGGCAACGCAGTTGCTACAAGCGTTGTAGGCGGCGTACTTGGTACAGACCTCATCGTGGATCACAACATCGCAGCATCAGGCATCGTGGATAACTCTGCGTTCCTTGTTGCTCCATCATCAGTCTACGTCTGGGAGTCACCAACAACCCAGCTTCGTGTGAACGTACTTACATCTGGCGAGATTGAAATCAACCTCTACGGATACCTCGCAATTTACTTGGCTAAGTCAGGTAAGGGCGTTCGTAAGTTCAACCTTACATAATAGCAATACCCTAAGTCGCTAGAGGGGGCTGCCAGAGCCCTTGCAGCTCCCTCTAGTCTTTAGAAAGGATAACAATGAGCATCACCACAGTCGCGGAATTGAGAACCGCACTTGGAATCGGGACATTATATTCGGATAGTGTAATTCAATCCGTTGCAGATGCCGCCGATGATGTCTTGCTGCCTTTTCTATGGACTAACACGACTCCGATTATTGGACACAGCAACACCGCTAACACAGGCACTTCATACTTTAATGACTATGTGCAGGACGTGTTCTACGTTGGTGAGACAGTTAATATCACAGGCTGCGGATCAAAGCACAATGGCAATAAGACCATTACTGGCGTTGGTGAAAAACAAATTACCTACGCAATCACAGGCAACAACAACACCCCAACAGTCTTTCACCCAGTCAATCCGTATGGCAAACTTTCAGCAGAGACTTATGTAGATTACACAACCATCCCTGCCATTCAGGAAGCCAGCCTCATGGTCTCTGTGGCTATCTGGCAAGCGCGTCAAGCGCCTACAGGTCAAGGCGTATCTATTGACGGCTACGCTCCTTCGCCTTATACAATGTCAAACCAACTTTTGGCAAGGGTCAGAGGTTTACTTGCACCTTACCTAAGTCCTAACTCAATGGTGGGCTGATGCCAGCGATAACCACCCTACGAGCTTCTATAGCCTCGGCACTTACTGACAATACCAAGTGGAGCGTGTTCTCGTTTCCACCTGCTACGCCTATTGCTAATTCAGTCATCGTCAGCCCTGCTGATCCATATATCACGCCTACAAACAATGACCGCACATCAGTCGCGCCATTAGCCAACTTTATTGTGACCATACTTGTGCCCCTTCTCGATAACCAAGGGAATCTTGCGGGTATCGAGGATGATGTGGTCAGAGTCTTTCAGCTCTTGGAAGCCTCATCTATCGTGTTCAACGTAGGCAGCGTGTCCAGCCCTAAAGTGCTGAACCTGCCAACAGGAGACTTGCTGGCTTGCGACATTGCAATCAGCACACTTACGGAATGGAGTTAAATCATGACCGATTTAGCACAATGGGAAAAAGAGAATGAAGCCTTCCTGATTAAAATCGGTCAGGTTGCTTCTAAGCCAGAAACAAAGCCAACTAAGAAAGAAGAGGAATAAATCGTGGCAGTATATCTAAGCAACGGAGTAGTTCTAACTGTCAATGCGGTAGATCTATCTTCACTCGTATCATCAGTAACAATCAACCGCTCATTCGATGAACTCGAAGTGACAGCGATGGGTGATTCAGGTCACAAGTTCGTTAAGGGACTAGAAGCCTCATCTATCACTATTGACTTCTTCAACGATGAAGCAACATCTAAGACACTACAGACATTGAACTCAACTTGGGGAACAAACACAACAGTTACAGTAAAGCAGACTTCTGCCGCTACATCAGCGACAAACCCTCTTTACACAATGACTGCACTTGTGAACAACACAACTCCAATCAACGGCGCAGTTGGAGACCTTTCAACACAGTCCGTAACTTGGAACGTATCAGGTACAATCGTAGTAACAACAGCGTAAGAAGGAGACAAGGGCTATGGCTAAACTTAAAGTCACAAGGGCTGACGGACAGGTACAGGAGTTTGAGATAACTCCGATACTTGAATGGAGCTTTGAGAACTATGCCAAGATGGGCTTTCACAAAGCCCTTCTAGAAAACCAGAAGCAGTCAGATATTTTCTGGTTGTGCTGGGAAGCAATTAGACGTTCGGGTGAAACAGTCAAGCCTTTCGGCGAAGAGTTCATTTCGACATTGAAAAATGTCGAGGTGCTTGACTCTGACCCTTTAGGCTAGATCGGAACTCCCTCACCTATCTCGCTACTAGATTAAGTTACGAGTATGGAGTTCCGTTCAACACCATCGTGGAACTTTCTCCGATGGCTTTCAAGGCTCATGTACAGGTATTAAACGATTTAGCGAAGGAGCGAAGCGATGCCAGTCAAACTTCAAGGCGCAACCGCACTCGTTAAAGCCCTTCGCATAGTTGAACCTACCTTGGCTAAAGAGACAACCAAAGAGATAGCCTCATTCCTCAAGCCAGTTGTCAGAGATGCCAGAGGCTTCCTACCTAGCAACGAAGCTGCGCCTAGTGGCTGGGTCAAGCGCAATAACGCACAAGGTCGCTGGGCTAATCGCCTATATGATCAGGCAGACGCTCGCAGAGGAATCACCTACAAGGCAACACCTAGCAAGCCTAATCGAAGTGGCTTCGTAGCTCTTGCTTCTATCTTTAACAAGTCTGCTGCTGGTGCTATCTATGAGACAGCAGGGCGCAAGTCTGGCAACACAGGCAACTTTACTCCACGCCTAGGTGGACAGATTAAAGGTCAAGGACAGAAGATGTCTGGGCGTGCAATCTTTAGAGCCTTTGAGGAAGATAAAGGAAAAGCCCAAGATGGAGTCGTTAAGGCTATTCAAAAGGCTGTAACCAAGTTTGATTCACTAAAGGATAAAGTCTGATGGCAGATTTAAGAATTGACGTAGCCGCCGAGTTCAAGGGCAAGAAAGCCTTTACGGAAGCGACAAAGGCTACAACTGGACTTGAGAAAGCCGTTGGCAAACTAGGCAAGCAGATCGTTGGAGTCTTTGCGGTTAGCAAGGTAGTCGCGTTCGGCAAGGCATCAGTCAAAGCCTTTGCAGCCGATGAAGCGGCAGCAGTACGTCTAACTACAGCCTTAAAGAATCTAGGGTTAGAACTAGCAGCGCCAGCAGTCACGCAGTACATTGACAATCTTTCAAGAGCCACAGCAGTAGCAGACGATCAACTACGTCCAGCCTTCCAAGCTCTTATTAACACAACTGGCTCACTTACAGCCAGCCAAAGAATCTTATCTCAAGCCATAGATGTCTCTGCTGGTAGCGGCATCGCACTTGAGACAGTAGCGCAGGACTTGGCTAATGCCTATGTAGGGCAGACTAGAGGACTTCGTAAGTACAATCTTGGGCTTACTCAAGCGCAGCTTAAAACTGCCAGCTTCGAGGAACTTACAGCCAGACTCAATAAGCAGTTCTCTGGCGCTAATGCAGCCTTCCTAGATACCTACGCAGGAAAGTTGCAAGCCCTAGGTGTAGCAGGTGGCGAAGCACAGGAGAAGATTGGCGGGGCAATAATTGACCTGTCTATGGCTCTAAGTGGCGCGAGCGATATTGACCAACTCATCAGCAGAATTGAAACCTTGACAGACAAGATTGTGGGAATGTTCGATGCCTTCCAAGAGGGCGTGACAATCATTCGTGGCGTACTCAACGCTAAAACCTTTGGTGGCATGAGAGATGCCATTCAGAAGGCTCAAGTAGAAGAATACAACCGCCGCCTTCGCCGCGATTACATGAAGCCTTGGGCTAACGTCAATATGCCTAAGTCAGCCGCACAGATAGCAGCAGAGAAGGCAGCAGAGCGCGCAGCTAAGAAGCGCGCAGCAGACCAACTTAAAGAGACTAAGAAACTGACAGCAGAGCAGAAGAAGCAAGCCGCACTTAAGAAGGCTGGCACTCTCTTTGATATGGATCAGATTCAGATTATTGCTGCCCTTAAGGGTCAGTTATCAGACGAAGAGCGTAAGCGTTTAGAATTGCAGTTTGCGTTGCTTACAGGCAACGAAGAAGAAGCCAAGCGACTCACCTACCAGATAGCCACAGCACAAGGGCTAGGCGAGAGACTGGCTGCTTACCTTGCAAGCCTTCCAGATGCTAAGAATCCCTTTGCCTCATGGGAAGCCTATCTCGATAGATTGGCAGAAAAGGCTCGTCAGGTTGCCAGCCTCACAGTTGCAGCACCTATGGGTACAGCAGCACAAGCGGCGGCATCATCACCTACATCTGTGCCTTCTACCAACGTGCCTACATATATCGGCACTCCCTTTGGTCAGGCTGGCTCATCAGTAGCAGCAGCCTTAGGCACACCATTCGGACAAGCTGGTGGCAACGGCTCTGGCTTTATTGGTACACCTTTCGGTCAGGCAGGAAGCATCAAGGTTGAACTCGTAGGTAATGGCGATAGGTTGATTGACGCCATCGCATCAGGACTACAGCAGAAGTCATTATCTACTGGAGATTCTTCTTACATTAACCGCAGAACTGGTGGCTTTGCGGGATGACATTACCTGCACAGATAGCAGTTACCTTTGACTTTAGCTCTGGTGCTACCTTCGGTACTGGCTTCGTCATCGGATCACCTGATAACGGCGTTATCGGTGTTAATTCATTCGGCTCATCTGATGTAATCATTCCTACAGTTGATTTAACTCCTGACGTGTATAGCATCTCAATCAGGCGTGGTCGCAATATCCTGAAAGACACCTACGATGCTGGCACAGCCACAGTCCGAGTCCTAGACCCTCTGGGCTATTTCAACCCACAGAACCCAGCCTCACCTTACTTTGGCTATCTTGTGCCTCTACGCAAGCTGCGCATCTCTGCCACCACAGCTACAGCAGACCACTTTTTATTCAGCGGCTATGTCAATGATTACCGCTATACCTTCCCTGTAGGGCAGGAAACCGCCTATGTGGACATCTTGTGTACAGATGGCTTCCGTCTTTTGCAGATGTCTAATATCGCCACAGTAGCCGATACCCCAGCAGGTCAGACCACAGGCACACGCATCAACAAGATTCTGGATGATGTCCAGTTCCCTAATTCCATGCGATCTATCGCTACAGGAGATGCCACCTGTATTGCAGACACAGGCACAGTTCGCACAACCCTTGATGCCATTAAAAACGCAGAGTTCTCAGAAGGGCTTGGAGCGTTCTATATGAGCCCAGACGGAACTGCCGTCTACAAGTCACGAAGCGAAGTTACCGCTAGCCTTGGCGATACCGCTATTGCCTTCAATCAGACCACAGGCATCCCATACAGAAACGTCAAGTATGCCTTTGATGACAAGCTCATTATCAACGATGTCCGATTCACCCGCACAGGTGGCACAGTTCAGAACGTGTTTAGCCAGTCCTCGATTGACAAGTACTTCCCACATGGCTTGAACCAAGAGAACCTCATTGCCGAGACAGATGCGCAGGTATTAGGCGCAGCCCAGAACTATGTCAATACTCGCAAGGAAACCACGATCCGAATTGACGAGATGCTGGTGGACTTACTAGACCCAGCAGTACCAACTGATACCCTTATTGGGCTTGATTACTTTGACAATCTAGAAATCACAAACGTCACAGAGTCAGGCTCGACTATCACCAAGACATTACAAGCGCAGGGCTTCGCTTGGGATATAACAGCTAATAAGATGCAAGTAACAATCACCACGCTTGAGCCAATAGTGGATGGTTTCATCATTGGTAGCACTACATTTGGTATAATCGGCACATCAACTTTGAGTTATTAGGAGCAACATGGCAACCTTTCCAGTTACAACAGGAGACGTATTAACAGCGGCTACCTATAACAGTCTTCCAACCTTTACAGTCGGCACAGCCAATACAGCGGACTACACAGCAGTCCTAGCGGATCAGTACCAAGTCCTAGAGATTATGAACAAGGCAACAGCCATTGCCTTTAACATCCCTACCAACGCCTCTGTAGCCTTCCCAATCGGTACAGTCATTACAGTCCTAAACATCGGCGCTGGACTTTGCACCATCAAGGCAGTCACATCAGGCACAACCACAGTCTTATCTGCTGGCGCAGTTGCAGCACAGCCTACTCTTGGACAATATAAATCAGCGGCTTGTATTAAGACAGGCACAGACACTTGGATTATTTCGGGGGCGATTAGCTAGTGTTAAATGTGATTGCTGGGATACATGGCGGGGCTTCGCCTGCACCTGCATCGGAATTAGAATATCTAGTTATTGCTGGTGGAGCTGGCGCAGGTGGTAGATATGGCGGCGGCGGTGGTGCTGGTGGATACAGAACAGCAACAGGATTTACCTTTGCCAAATCAACCAATTACACCTGCACAGTAGGAGCAGGTTCATCAGGCGCGCAAGAGAACGCTCGTGGTTCTAATGGTAGCAATTCAGTATTTAGCACAATAACTTCCGATGGCGGAGGTGCAGGCGGAGTTGGAAACGCAAGTAGCGCAGTCGGCGCAAATGGCGGTTCTGGTGGTGGCGGAGCAGGTAATAATTTTGTTGCTGGAACTCACGCTGGTGGTACTGCAACTTCTGGTCAAGGAAATGATGGCGGTACAGGTTCAGCTTCTGCAACAAAATCACCTGCTGGCGGCGGCGGGGGTGCTGCGGCTGTCGGTGGCAATGCAGCTAGTAATGCCGCTGGCAACGGCGGTAATGGTTTAGCATCTTCAATTACTGGTACATCAGTTACCCGAGGCGGCGGGGGTGGCGGCGGTATTGGATCACCAGACGGGGGTGGACGGGGTCTGGGCGGCACGGGGGGCGGAGGTAACGCTTCAAGTAGCAATGGCGGCTCTGGTGGTAATGGCACAGCTAACACAGGCGGCGGCGGCGGGGGTGCTGGTTCAGATAGCGGTACAACTGGCGGCAACGGCGGTTCTGGAATTGTCATTCTTAGATGGTTGTCAAGTCTTGGAACAATAACAATTGGCGCAGGTCTTACAGGTTCTACTTCTACTGATGGTAGCTTTACAGTTGCAACAATTACTGCTGGCACAGGAAATGTGAGCTGGGCATAATGGCACATTACGCATTTATAAATGATTCCAACATTGTCACAGAAGTCATTGTCGGTATTGACGAGACAGAACTAATCGAAGGCAAGAGCCCGGAAGATTGGTACGGCGAGTTTAGAGGACAGCGTTGCATCCGTACTTCCTACAACGGCAATATCCGCTATAACTTTGCTTCTATTGGTTATACCTATGATTTAATAGATGATGCCTTTATTGCACCAATGCCTGAATGTGGACATGATGAGTTGTTATTAAGTGATAAGAAGCGTTGGGAATGTTCAGAATGTAATCGTATTTCTGCTGCGTTGGATGAAACATGAATCCATGGTGGTTATGCAAAGCAGGGCAGCAACTAAGGGAGCAGCTCGATGATAGTTACCCAGACCGAGATAGACGCTCGGATGGTGCCTTGGGTGACGTTAGACATTCACATATTAAGTCAGATCATAATCCAGATGCGACTGCTAAATATGTTGTACGAGCCATTGACATTGACCGCGATCTCTGCGGAACTTCCAAGCCAGACCTCATGCCTTACCTTGCAGACCAGATTCGACTCTGTGCGAAGTCTGGAGATTTACGAGTTAAATACCTTATATTCGATGGACGAATTGCATCATCCAAGAGGCGCTGGGCTTGGCGAAAATATACTGGAAGCAATAGCCACAAGTCTCATCTTCATATCAGCTTTACGAGCAAGGGTGATCTCGATGGCTCGT